GCTTCATTGCGAGTTTCCTCCCTGTCTCGCGCAACTTGGCCCCGCCGCGTTCCTCCCATTGCGCGCGCGGGGTTTCTTTTTGGCGTTTTAATGTTATTATGCTGGAAGATATAACGGAGGTTATGATGCCCAAAGTTGGATCGAAGCATTACGCGTACACGCCCAAAGGCATGGCGAAAGCCAAGGCCGCCGCCAAGAAGTCTGGCAAGAAAGTGTCATACGCGAAGAAGAAGAAGTGATGTGGACGGCGCTGCTTCTGCTTTGCAGCGTCGAAGGTAAATGCTTTTCGTTTGGCAGCCCCGTGATGCAGAGCGAGAGCCAATGCATACAGTCCATACCGAGCGGGCTGAAATACGCGCAGCAGATGTTTCCTGCATATCGCGCAACGGATTATAAATGCGTCCAGTGGGGCGAAGGAGCTTAGATGGCAAAGGGTTTATATGCCAACATCCACGCAAAGCGTAAGCGCATTGCTGCCGGATCTGGCGAGAAGATGCGCAAGGTAGGCAGCAAGGGCGCGCCTACCGCGAAGGCGTTTAAGAAGTCAGCGAAAACCGCGAAGAAGAAAACCGCGTAATGCCCCGCACGAAGGCAGAGAAAATCGCATCCGCGAAGAAGCGCCACGGATTTTCTGCGGTGAATAAACCTAGACGCGGCGGGCCAAAGAAGTTTGAGGTGCTTGCTGTTGAGGGTGACACGGTGAAGAAAATTAACTTTGGCGACCCGAAGATGTCCATCAAGAAGGATCAGCCGAAACGCAAGGCGTCCTACTGCGCACGCTCCGGCGGCATCAAGGGCAAGTCAAGCAAATTGAGCGCGAACTACTGGTCGCGCCGCGCGTGGGATTGTTGATATGGCGACCGCTGAAGAGTTAAGACGCCTACGCGAAGAGCAGAGCATCTTTTCTGCGCTGTACGATATGGCCCGACAGCAGCGCAGCGAGCTGGCTGCGGAAGGCCGCCGCCCCGTGTTTGGCGGGCTGCTGTCGAAGGAGCCAGTGTACGGCACCGACACGCTGCGGTATGAAGGCATTGGCAACATGCTTTCGGGGCTGCTTTCGCCCGCTGCCAAAGCCGTTGACGCGCCTATATCCGCATATCGCGGCACGAGCCCGCAGGAAGACATGATAAGCGAAGCGCTTGGCGTTGGGGGCTTGGCTATGGCGGGCGGCGGCGTTGTTGGCGTTCCGCGTGGCGCTGTGGGCGCGAATGCCGCTGACTTGCGCAGGCAGGCCAATATAGATCGCTTTGGCTACGACCCGAATGAAACGCCGGAAGTTGACAAGTCATATCGCGGCGGCCACCAGCCGACCGGCCCGCAAGACGAAAACCCCGTGCGCCTTGATGATGTCACCATATCTACAACGGGCGAGCAAGCTGGCTATCCAAGCGACTTCTACAGCAGCCAAGGCCAGCGCCAATACGCGCAGGGGCCACGCTTTGCGGATGACGAGTTTGGCCTATCCAACCAGCAAAGCTATCGCGCTATACAAGCGGCACGCGGCAATCCTGACGCAGAGGTGACAATATACCGTGGGGTGCCAAACGAGGAAAGCATAACGTCGATTAATCATGGCGACTTTGTTACGCTTAGCCCAAAATATGCGGAGTTGCACGCGTCAAGCGGATACGGGCCACGCGGCGAAGATGCGGGCAAGGTAATATCGCAAAAGGTAAAAGTGAAAGACGTTTACTTTGCTGGCGATGATGTAAACGAGTTTGGCTATTTCCCCGACACCACCGCCGCCAACGCCTCCAAGTCTGCCGCCAACGCATCGCCTCTTGGTGGCCTTTTGGCGCAATCTGGTGTATCTGATAAGCAGGCTGAGCGCATAGAGGAATATTTGCGCAGAAGGGGATTGTTAGACTAATGGCTATTTCAACATACACAGAGTTAAAGACGTCAGTAGCCAATTGGCTAAACCGCGATGATCTGACGTCTGTCATTCCTGATTTTATTTCGCTGGCAGAGGCTGGTATGGATCGCAGCATACGCCATTGGCGCATGGAGAAGCGTGTCACCGCTACAGTCAACAGCCAATATACTGGTCTTGTCGGTGACTACTTAGAGGCTATTCGGTTTTCGATTGCAAACGGCGACCGCTTGGAATTGCTCAGCCAAGGCGAAATGCAGCAGCTTCGCACGGTAAATGACGATACATCTGGGAAGCCTAGATATTACGCGATCACTGATGGCCAGTTGGAGCTATACCCAACGCCTGATGGCACGTACACTGTCGAGATGGTGTATTACGCGCAGATCCCGCCGCTGAGCGACAGCACAACAGCAAACTGGGCCTTAACGCATCACCCAGACGTATATTTATATGGGTCATTGATCCACGCAGCGCCATACCTTGGCGACGATCAGCGTACAACTGTATGGGCGTCGTTGTATCAAAGCGCATTGGATGCTATAAACAAAGAAAGTTCTGATGCTAAATTTGGCGGCTCTGGTCGTCGTTTGAAGATAGCAGCCTACTAGGAGAATAAGAATGGCAACTATTTCTGATTATGTCTTAGACGCTGCTTTGTCCAAGCTGGACACTGAAGCTGATCGTATTGACATTACATCGCAAGAGGCAACGACATACGCGCAGGCGACAAGCACATATTCGCTTGGCAACTCTACGTCCTTGTCGTTTGGCGCTCCAGAAGATGGTGACACATCTGGGCGCAAGACCGTTGCGGCAGCGATTACTGACGGGTCTGTGACCGGCACAGGCACTGCAACGCATTTTGCGATTGTTGATGTGTCAGCGACACGTTTGCTTGCCACAGGGTCGCTTACGGCCTCTCAGGCGGTAACTAACGGCAACACATTTACGCTTGCATCATTTGACGTAGAAATTCCAGACCCAGCATAATAGGAGCGGCCAATGGTTGTACTCGCAAACCGCGTTAAGGTTGCTACAGCAACCACTGGGACAGGCACTATTACATTGGGCGCTGCTGAAGCGGGTTATCAGACTTTTGCCGGTGGCGGTGTGTCTAATGGAGATGTTGTAAGATACGTCATAGAAGATGGCACAAATAACTGGGAAATCGGCACAGGTACATATACAGCTTCTGGCACTACTCTTAGCCGTACTGTGACTGAAAGCAGCAATTCAGGATCAGCGTTAAATCTGTCTGGCTCTGCTGTTGTTATGGTTACGGCTGCTGGCGCGGATATTCAGCAGCCGCCATCTGAAGGCGCTTTTGCCAATGGCGATAAGACTAAGCTAGATGGAATAGAGGCTGGGGCTACGGCTGACCAGACTGCTGCGGAGATTAAGACCGCATATGAAAGCAACTCCGACACTAATGCGTTTACTGATGCTGAAAAGACTAAACTTACTGGAATTGAGGCTGGCGCAGATGTAACAGATGCGACTAACGTAACCGCCTCTGGCGCATTGATGGATAGTGAGCTTACAAGCGAGGCATCTGTTAAAGCGATAAATCAGGGGTTGGCAACAACTGACAGCCCAACATTTGCTGCTGCAACTGTGAATGGAAACATCACCGTCACTGGCACGGTGGATGGCCGTGACATTGCCACAAATATTCCATCATCCCTTGGTTCGGCTGGGCAAGTTCTTTCGGTAAACAGTGGAGCAAGCGCTGCTGAGTGGGCAGACGCAAGCAGCGGCGGTGGCGGTGAGGTTCAAGTGTGGTGCTATGTCACGATGTCTGGAAGCACCCCCACACTGCAAAATAGTAACAACGTGTCTAGCATTAGTGACTTGGGTACTGGCCAATTTAGATTAAACACGACTACACGCACCAGCGAATATTATGCAACATCTGCGAGTGCGTGGAGTGACGAATTTGCGCAAATTAGGCCATACTGGAGTGGCCCGACATATAGAATTGCTATTTATTGGGTTAATGATGCTGGATCAATAACTGACCCTAACTTTTCGTGGTCGGCAATGAGCGCAGGTGAAAACTAATGGAAAATACTGTTGTACTTTTTGAGCAAGATGATGGGTCAGTAGGGCTTTTAATACCAGCGGCTAATTGCGGTTTGACTTTAAATGAAATTATAAATCAGGATTTAGACAGCGGAACCCGATATAAAATTGTAGCACGAAGCGACATGCCCGCTAATAGAGAATTTCGGAACGCATGGGAAGTGGATTTTACAGATGCGGATAGCGTACCATGATAACTATTAACCAGTCAAAAAAGAACGATATTGCGTCAGAGCGAAACAGAGAAAAACGGTTAATTCTTTTGAGTGAAACTGATTTTCACGCTCTGTCAGATGTAACAATAAGCGATGCAATGACTGTATATCGCCAAGCGTTGAGAGATATTACATCACACGCAAATTGGCCCAACTTGTTAGATAATGATTGGCCGACGAAGCCATAAGGATTTAGTATATGCTTGGATTTAACGCATTAGCAGCAGCGCCACTAGCAGCAACTGCTGAAGGCGACATTGCAGTTAATGGAATTACTTCTGGTGTTCCTGTTGTCCAACAGGTTTCGCTGACACAGATACATGATCTGAGTGCAGCGCAAATAACAAGCGGAACGCCTGTGGTAAGCAGTACAACGCTTACGCATATCCACGCCCTTTCTGCAAATGATTTATCCACAACGCCAGTTATAGACAGCGTTGCGCTTGAGCAGCAGCAAGTTTTTGCGTCGATTGATTTAGTCACCGGCGCACCCGTTGTTGACGATGTAAGCGCAACAATAATTAGCGTCCTTGCCGCTAATGATATCGCAACAGCAGCGCCGGTTGTGGACAGCGTAACGGCGTCAATTGTTAGCAATTTAACGCCTGTCAGTATTTTTGTTTATCCGAAAGTAGAGGCTACTAGCATTAGCATAAGGCACTTGCTTTCGGCAACGAGCATTGACGCGGGCATACCAGAAATATCTGTAAGTTTCCAATGGGTGTTGCAGCCAGAAAATACAGATACTTGGACTTTGCAGTCGGAAGATGATACAAATTGGAGCAAAGCTGCTTAGAGGTTTATAATGGCTGATACAACAACAACGACATTTGGCTTGGTAAAGCCAGAAGTTGGCGCGAGTGCCAACACATGGGGCGGCAAGATCAATGGCAACTTAGATAGCATTGACAACCTGTTGAATGGCACAACTGCAATTTTGCCAAACCTTACACAAGGTTCTTGGAAGATTGGCGGCACGGCCATCACAGCAACGGCGGCGGAAGTCAATTATCTGGACATCACTACTCTTGGCACAACAGAAGCAAGCAAGGCTGTAACGGCTGATGCGAATGGTGTTGTGACGTTTGACAACGGCGTGATTGAAGAAGTTACTGCAATCACTTCATCATCAGGATCGGCCACGTTAAACATGCGCGATGGGTGTAGTTTCACGCATACGCTGACAGAAGATGTAACATATATTTTTAGCAATCCTGCTGGATCTGGGAAATCATCATCGTTTACTTTAGTTGTCACTCAAGACAGCACTGCGCGAACAATAACGTGGCCTAGTGCTGTAAAGTGGGAAGGCGGTGGTCAGCCAACTTTAAGCACTGCTTCAGGTTATGTAGACATTTTGGTGTTTTCTACTTTTGACGGTGGAACTAATTGGTATGGCTTCACTGCGGGTCTGGATATGAGATAAATGTTTGGCGCAAGAAAATTAATGTCAGCATCTGGTGGTTCCCCTAGTAGTGGCAGTGTGTCTTATCCTAATGCGGGATCTTATACATTCACTGTTCCAGCGGGCGTATTATTTCTGACTTCTGTGCAAGGTGCAGATGGATCTGATGGGGGGTCTGGCCCAAATGCAGGGTGGTATAGAAAATCAGGCACTCTTTCATCTGTTTTAGCACGAAGAACTGGCACAGTTTCTATTGCCAACGCTCTTGCCAGCCAATCTGGCACAATTCCAACTTCTGGGTATTCATCTTCAATAGTCGGCAACGCTAGTAATATAGAGGTTTCAGATGATGGTGGTTCTAGCTGGGGTACGTCAACTGGTCAAACTTATTTAAGCCTTGCTGGAAGCACTACGCAATCAGATACGTCCTTGGGAAATTCTTTGACCTATGAGGCTATCAAGTCTGATGCAAATTCTCTTATTAGCACATATTGGGCTGGGGTTACTACTGATAGCGCTGGTGAAACTGTAACTAACCCGCAGTTTTATACTTACAATTATGATGCTGATACACTTTCCGGCGGTAATACAACTGCTTTCGGTCTGAACTTTAACGAAACAGCAACAACCTATAATAATGTGCCTGTTGTCCCCTATCAAACATACAACTTAGTCGTTGGCGCAGATGAAGGCGCTAACAATAGTTTTCTTTCGTTTACTTGGTAGGATCAAGACATGCCACTGATACCATTGCAAATACCAGCGGGAGCCTACAGAAACGGCACAGAGTTTTCTGCGCAAAACCGCTGGCGCGATGTAAACTTGGTGCGCTGGCATGAAGGATCTTTGCGCCCAGTTGGCGGCTGGCGGGCTTGGAACGGGGCTGACGCGGCTGGCGTTGTGCGTTACATGCATTCATGGGAAGATAATTCAGCAAGCATTCGTTTAGCTGTAGGAACGTACAACAAGATTTACGCTTTCAACCAAGGCGGCACAAAAACTGATATTACTCCTGCGGGTTTTACTGCTGGGCGGGTGGACAGTTCTTATAACGCATCATATGGCGGAGACACTTACGGCAACGGCGAATATGGCATAGAGCGGCAGGCGGCAACTGATATTCTTGCTGCAACAATTATTACGCTGGACAACTGGGGCGAATACTTATTGGCGATGTCACCCGACGATGGCAAGCTGTACGAGTGGAACTTGACCGGCACTACAATGGCCCAAGTTTCTAACGCACCAACATCATGCAGCGGGTTTATGGTTACAGAAGAACGCTTTGTGGTTTGCTTTGGCGCAGGGGGCAACCCGCGTAAAATTCAATGGAGTGACCAAGAAGACAACACGGATTGGACTGCGGCTGCAACAAACCAAGCGGGTGACATAGAGTTGCAGACTTCTGGCACAATCTTGCAGGGGGTTCGCGCAAGGGGTCAGGCGCTAATTCTTACGACAGAAGACGCCCACACGATGACATATCAAGGCCCGCCTTTCGTTTATGGCGTGGAGCGCGTTGGAACTGCGTGCGGGGCTATTTCTGCTAATTCGGCCATCACAGTAGACAATGCAGTATATTGGATGGGCAAGCGTGGCTTCTTTGCCTACAGCGGCGGCGCTGTGCAGTCGATTCCATGCGAAGTTGGTGACTATGTGTTTAGCGAAATGAACGCAGACCAAGCCTCTAAAGTCTCAGTAACGGCAAATAGTGCGTGGAATGAAATTTGGTGGTTTTATCCGTCTGACAACGGAACGGAATGCGACAGGTATGTTGCATATGATTACGCTGAAAACATCTGGACAACAGGCGAGATTGATCGGACAGCGGGTGTGGACGCTGGCGTGTTTAGTAGGCCATTATTCACTGAAAGCAGTGGCGAAATTTATGAGCATGAGATTGGTTATGATTATGGCTCATTAACACCGTTTGCAGAGACAGGCCCAATTTTGATCGGCACAGGCGATCAAGTCATGCGGGTGACAAATCTGATCCCTGATGAAAAGACGCAAGGTGACGTAACAGCTAAGTTTAAAACACGGTTTTACCCTAATGGCGCTGAAACTGAATATGGGCCGTTCAGCATGAGCAACCCAACATCTGTGCGATTTCAAGGGCGTCAGGTGCGTATGCGCGTTGAGGGAAACCAGCCAGTGGACTGGCGTGTCGGCATTATGCGGCTTGACGCAAGCTCTGGCGGTACGCGATGAGGATTGTGCCGCCATTTACGGTTGATGCGAAGGCGTGGGCAGAAAACCTACGCCGTTATCTTTCGCAGGCATTGAATATCTTAGATGCAAAGGATCAATATTCTTCTGCGGCAGAAGATGGCATTATTCTTTATGACCGTGAAAAAGGTTATCCCGTTGTGAGCAAAAACGGCGAGTGGCGTCAGGTTGTGCTTGAGGATGGCCACGCTGATTTTGTGCTGACGTCTGACGTCGTGCCGGTAGCAGCAAACACAGCCTATAAGCTGACTTACGATGCTCCCACCGGCAATGACGGAATAACACAAGGCACGCCAGCTTCAAGGATTGTTTTCGAGGAAGCTGGCCAATACGTCATATCGTTTTCCGCGCAAATATCATCAACGTCAGCCAGCACGGTTCACTTCTACTTCTGGCCAAGCGTGAACGGAACAAATGTTGCCGACAGCGCTATGACAACCGCGCTACATCAGAACAACGCCACGCTGGTCACGTCGCGCACGCAGATATTCACGCTTGCAGCCAGTGATTACTTAGAAGTGAATTACATGATCGACAGCACGCAAGGATTTCTAAATTACACCGCAGCGTCTTCGCCGGTGCCAGCGATCCCCGCTTCAACATTATCAATCACGAGGCTTCATGGATAAAGAGCTTGAGAGATGCCGTGACTGGATTGAGGCCGCTTTGGAGTATTCCGGCGGCACGCATGACTTCATTGATGTGGCAGAGGGTATATACAAAGGTAGCATGCAGCTCTGGCCTACGCCGAGGGGGTGCATAGTAACCGAAATAGTGGTATATCCGAGGAAGAAAGTTTTAAACGTGTTTCTTGGCGGCGGCGAGTTGGATCAGATTTTAGAAATGCATGAAGATGTGGTAGCATGGGCGAAATCGCAAGGATGCTCTGCATTGACTATGACAGGCCGGTTTGGCTGGAAGAAACCACTGAAGGCGCATGGCTGGGAGCCACTGCACGCCTCATACGTGAAGGAGTTTGAATAATGTCAGGCGGCAAAGGTGGATCAACAACGTCAAGCGTTGAAATTCCAGATTACATTGAGGAAGCAGCACGTCGCAATTTGGCCAAGGCTGAAGACATTAGCCAGATTGGCTATGTGCCATATTACGGGCCTGATGTTGCCGCGTTTACGCCATTTCAAGAAGCAGGCTTCCAGCAGACCGCCGACGTTGCGTCAGCGTTTGGTGTGGGGCCGCAGATGTCTAGGTCGGACATCATGGGCGGCATGCCAGCGCCGACAGAGTTTGCTGGCGGTGTGCGTGGATACAGCTCAGCCCCGCTGTACCAGCAAGCAGTTGACGAGCTTGCCGCGCAGCGTCCGGCGCAAGCGCAATTCATTGAGAGCTTTTTCATTGACCCCGTAACGGGCCAAGTGGGATCGCGTGTGCCTGCTGATTATGACTATACATCACCTGTTGCACCTGTTGATAGCGGTGGCGGTGGCGTTGCGCCGATTGTATCACCTGTTGCGCCGATTGTATCACCAGTTTCGCCTGTTGCATCTTATACCCCAGCAGACCCCGCCTTAGCTATTCAGCCTGACGAAACGATATTCAGCGCTACACCACCAGAGGTTCAGGTAGCGCAGGAAATACTAGCGACTGATCCGCTGAATCCCCAATATGATGACGCGTTTGAAACTGTTTACGACTACCAAGCAGAGCAAGCTGCACAAGACCCAACAGGTCAATCAACTGGGCTTGGCATAACACCAGAAATAATTGACGCGGTTGGTGTAGATGCGTTTTTGCCGCCGCAAGTTCCTGACGATTACATATTAGACCCCGCAATTAGCGCGGCTATAGAAGATATTGGCTATACGCCTATAGGAAGCACAAACACGCAAGCGTCCACTCTGATTACAGACCCAGCCGCGAGCATTACCGACACGTCCACCGCAAGCGCATTTACTCAGCAGATGAATGACATTCAAGAGGCGTTGGTTGGCATGCTTCCCCTTGATGAAAGCTATAGTGTCGGGGGAGTAAACAACCCGATTGAAACCCCGACTCTTGGCGAAATGCAGGGCGCTTCACCGCCAAGCATGAGATACGACGCCCCAACTGGTTCATATGTTGCATTGGACGGGGCCATGCCAACGGGTGCAGTTCGCCCGTTATCAACACCCACAGGTGACGAGGTTAGTGGCGGCGGTCTATTGTCTAATATTGGAGAATTTATTGCTAGTGGCGGGGTTACTGGTGCCGCATTAAGGGGCGTTGGCGGTCTTTTGGTGCCTGCCCTTGGCGCAGCGGAAAGCGGCATAGCTTCAATGATTGGCGACACGCGCACATTTGCTGAGCGTGACGCTGACAGGCTCGAAGCAGAAAGGCTCAGAGCCATCGAAAAGTCGCAAGAAGAGAGCGCCGCAGTACAAGCGCAAAGGGAAGCAGCTTTAACTGAGCAGGAAAAGCTAAAAGTGGCTAACCCAGAGGCGTTTATTGCTCAGTTTGATAAGGAAGGCGAAGCAGACGCCAAGAAGGCTGTTGAGACTGCGCAAAAGTTAGCTGTTGCCCCAAGACCGCCAAATCTAACGGGCGCTAAGGCAAGGGATTGGATCAAATCTAACGTAGGCGTTAGCGTAGATAAAAAAGATGCAACTGACTATATCCGCTCATTGCAGCAGGATTGGGATAGGCAGAACGGATAAAGGAGACAGAAATGGCTGGACAAGGTTCAAAAGGTGGCGGTCAGGTAGTCGCTCCAACATCAATCGCAGCGCCTACATCTGGCATGGCCCCGCTAGCGCCGACTGCTGGGTTTGACGTAAACCAAGCATCTGCTGGCGCATTGCAAGGCGCGCTTGGCAGTACGCAGGAGGCAATGAAAGGCCCGCTGCAAGTTGGCGCGTATATGAACCCGTACACGCAGAGCGTAATTGACCGCACGCAGCAGGACATTGCTCGACAGCAGGAGATGGCGATGAACCAGCTTGGCGCGCGGGCTACTTCCGCAAACGCGTTTGGCGGGTCACGACAAGGTGTTGCTGAAGGTGTTATGGCTGGCGAGTATGGCCGTATGGCGGGCGATATTGCCGCCCAGCAGCGTCAGACTGGATATGGCACAGCGATGCAGCAGGCGATGGCTGACAGGCAGGCGCGCCTTGGCGCAGCATCGCAGCTTGGCGCATTGGGCCAGCAGGCATTTGGCACCGGCCAAGCGATTCAGCAGCAGCAGATGCAGCAAGGACTCATGCAGCAGGTGTTGCAGCAGTCTCTGATCGACGCGGCGCGTGGCCAATATGCAGGCTATACCGGCGCACCGCAGGCAGCGCTTTCAGCGCCATTGGCGGCGCTTGGGGCAACGCCAACGCCTAAATCGACTACCACGTCAAATCAGGCTGGTCTGTTCAGCTACCTTCAAGCGCTGACCGGCATGGGGGCGTTTGGTTAAATGGATTACCGCCAAGCAGCCATAGATGCGGCGCGCAAATACGGGATCGACCCCGACATGTTTGTGCGCCTCATACAGCAGGAGAGCAGCTTTAGGCCGAATGTCGTAAGCCCGAAGGGCGCGATCGGCCTTGGCCAGCTTATGCCTGCCACGGCGCAAGAGCTTGGTGTAGACCCAACAGATCCGCTGCAAAACTTGGAAGGCGCTGCAAAGTATTTTAGCCAGCAGCTTAAACGCTTTGGCAGCCCAGAGCTTGCGCTGGCCGCGTATAACGCTGGGCCGACGCGTGTGGCTAAGCTTGGCAGGGTGCCGAATATTGCGGAAACGCAGAACTATGTGAAGACGATTTTAGGAGAAGGGCAAACCACGATGGCAACTCCATTCGATAGGGCGCGCGAAGAAGAGCTGCGCCAGCAGATGCTGGCCACCGGCATGGCACCACGAACAGCGCCACGCGCGCCACTGTCAGCGCTTCGGCAGGATCGCCCGCAGGCAGCGGCAGCGCCGCAGCAGCGCAGAGGCGGCTTAGGCGGCATTATGGATTACCTTGGCAAGCAAAGCCCGACAACCGGCATGACGCGTGCGGAGCAATTCGCTGCGGCGCTCGATCCGCT